AGGAAAAATTGAAATTAATTTTTTTGAAGGTGGCGTAGCCAATATCAATGAAAGGAAAAGTATTAAACTGAAAGAATGAAGTAACCTTTAAAACATAGGGACAATCTTTAAACAAGAAGCCCAGTGATGTATCAGGATGAACCTGGTAGTCATTGGGCTTTTTTTTACTCAATAACCAGTGTCGAAAGACCAACTGAAAGGAACATAAACATGGCAAATATAAACGTAGTAGGAACAACAAATTTAGAAGTAACCCCTGAATCAGAGCAGATCCAGGTAGGCAATTTTAGTACAGATCCACAAGTAGGAGAAGATATTTCTATGAATGGAGATTACGACA